CTATTTACTGTGCTTTAAGGCCTCTTCGACTTTAGCAGCTGCCTCTTTTTGCAACGTGGGTAAAACGTGGCTATAAGTATCGAGCGTCAGAGTAATGCTCCGGTGCCCGAGGCGTTCCTGGACCACCTTTGGATGTACCCCCTGGGCCAGCAATAGGGTAGCATGAGTATGCCGCAGATCGTGGAAACGTAACTCGGGGAAGCCAGCCAGCTTAGCCAGCTTCTTGAAGCGGTGAGTAACAGTAAAAGGATCAAGAGGCAAGCCATTTTCGCGGCAGAATACAAGCCCATAGTCCTGATATGCCTGCCCTAAGCGTAGTCGATTTTCAGCCTGCTGCTTTTTTGCAGCCTTCAAAATGTCTATTACGGCAGGGGATAACACTACTTGTCGCTTCCCGGCCTGCGTTTTGGGTTCCTTGAACATTACCGGCTGGCCAGGAAGCTTCTGGAGTATTTGCCTCACATAGGCCACGCCAGCAGTCATGTCGATGTCCTGCCAGCGTAGCCCCAGAAGCTCGCCCTGGCGCATCCCCGTGTAAACTGCCGTGACTAGCAGGGCATAATCAGGATGATTAATCTCCTTAGCCTTGGCCAAGAGCTTATTTACTTCTTCAGGGGATAACGCTTTCACGTCAGGCCGTTTATAACGTGGGGCTTCTACGGCTTCGGCCACATTCCTATGTACTAGCTGCCACTTGAGCGCATGGCCCAAGGCCTCATGTAAAATGCGGTGATGGTACTGGACGGAGCGGAGAGAGAGGCCGCCTTTACCGTCCTTACGGCCTGACTGAAGGGCTTTACTGTAGTATTCTTGCAAATGGAGGGGCTGTAGCTTGTCAAGTTTTATGTGCCCCAAAGCCGGAATTAGATGCTGGTGGATGATGTAACTGTAGCTTTGCAGCGTCTTGGGTGCCAAGTTGGGCTTGCAATAGGCCTCCAGCCAGTGAAGCAGATACTCACCTACAGTCATTCCAGAAGGCTCCACGTATGTACCCCGTTCAAGCTCGTTTAGCATCCGGACCATTTCTTTTTCGGCTTCTTTTTTGGTACCTTTAACGCTTTTGGTGATACGCTTGCGTTTGCCGGTTACTGGGTCACGGTCGAGTTCTATAACTATGGTCCAGGAACTTTTGTAGCGCTTTTCGAGATGGCCGGTGGGCATCATAGGCACCTCTTGTAGTTGAGATGCTTTTTACTTTATTAATGCCTGATATACGATAGAAGCAATCCCAATAATAGCAGCCAAAGCTACCCCAATAGCACTAATTACCATGGCGATTATCCAGCGCCTAGTTTCTGCGTTATCGGTCCTGATGGCTTGAATATCGCTTCTAAGTGCCAAAATTTCAGCATGCCTTTGATTATCTCTGTCTCTCATTTCAGATAGAGTTTGATTAATCATATGGGCGATTCGGTCCTCAGTAGACTTCAAAGAGGCTTTTATATCTCCTATATCCTGGTTAAGCTTATCAAGGTATTTTTCTTGCCAGTCCATATCTATCATCTCCCTAGCCCTTACAATTCCACCAAAAACCTTCGCAGGGCTACTCTGGGCTTTCATACCTTTATTATAGTCTATTGGTTTTTCTTCCTCCAATATTGGCAAAGCAGAATGTACCACGGTGGGCACTGCGGAAGTAGGTCCAAATCCTTCCCACCAATCCCTACTAACATTTGCACGACCTCGCCTAATTTTGTTCAATGAGGCCATTCCCTTAGAGGCAAATCCGGAAGCTTGGGAAAGCGAAGGTGGTGTCTTCCTTGCAAATTGCGGGGCTATATTATTTTCGAGAACCGCCATCTTGAGCCCCCCTAATAGTGGCCGTTAACGTGGTTCCATCTTTTTATATTCTTCAACCTTAGACTGTAGCCACTCGATAATGCTAGGCAACACCTTGATCGGTATTATGACTCGCGCATGGCAGACACGGCGGATATTAATTTCCGATAGCTGGTTATAATCGGGGTCCTGTTCTTGTCTAGGCGGGGTATTAGGGTCCGTAGATGGAATAACCTTAATGCTGTTTGGTAAAGGGAAGACATCTTCACAAAGGTAAACCTCCAGCTCTCCCGCCGAAGATACTACACCCCACACGCTATCTACCCGAAATTCCGTATAGCGGGGACTTACTTCGTAATTGTAGATTACAGGTTTACCATTCATCAAGTTCCTCCTCCTTTGTTGTATTTTATCTATACACTAAAGCCACCATGACCAACGTCGGCCTTTCTGCTATACTATACCTAGGTCTTAAACTAACTAGCCAGCTTACCAGCCCTTCTAAGGCTTTCTCTGTATTCCTCCGCTGGTGGTTCTATTGTCCAACTAACAGGACCGCTATGAAGCTCGCTAACGGCTTTCTGAATTTCGCTTAGAGGTACCTTAAAAAATTCTTTTCGTGGGTTAAGTTTATTTAGTTCATATTCCCTGAAACGCTCATGTAGCGCTGCTTCTAAGGCTGGAGCATCTTCACTAAAGATAATTGCGTGTACGTCAAATTTGAAGGGTACTGAGGCATCTCCTAATTCATAAATTCTGTCTAACGGATCTAGCCGACGGGTCATACCTATTTTGTAAACATCTTCGCCAAATGCGCCTATATTGGATATGATATAAACAAAGCCAGCTCTCGTATTTTGTTCACGGTTAATAATGTCCTCTTTATCTTTAACGATCTGCTCTAATTTTTCTTCCAGCGATTTAATTTGCTCTATATAGAAGCTCTTTTCTACTTCAGTAGTTGCCTTTTGCATGTGGGCCATAAGCTTTTTAATTTCGTTCCTAAAGTGGGTCTCTTCTTTTTCTAGTCTCAATCGTTCTCTTTCGAGTTCTCTACGGGCTTTTTCCTCCTCTAGAAGTTGTTCACGAATAGCCTTTTGTAACTCCCGCTCTTGTTCTTTCTTAATGGCATATGCATATACAAGATTTAACTCTTCCAACTTGGCTTCCAAGTACTCTTTAGATATAGCAATGCCATCTGTAGCAAAAATCCTGTTGAGAGTTTCAAAAGACTTTATAATCTTACCCCTAGCTGTATCCACATTACGAGCATTTACCTGGGAAATGATGTTTTCGCATTCAGCATTAAAGCATCTAAGAATTTGCTTTGCATTATTCTCCACTATTTTCTTTTTATCTGTCGCTGTGATTATCAGGGCTTTATCTTTTTTTATCAGGTCCTGCTGATTGAGCCTTAACATCTGAAGCTTATTTTTTATTTCTTCTGAAGTAAATTGGTCATAGGCCGAAATATCAACAGTGGCCGTTATAACTTCTTTAGTAAGGCTTTTCAATTCATCCTGAAGTTGTGCATATTCTTTGTTCATTTCGGCTAAACGTTTCTCAAGAGATTCTTTTTCCCTGTTAAGTTGCTCAACTTGCTGGGTGGCTTCATTAATAAGGTTTTCTGCTTCCTGGGTAGCCTTATTTAGTATGTCTACTGCGGAGCCGTATACCTTTTGCTGCATTATTATCAGTATTAAGCCTATAATTGTCGGAATCCAACTTATAGGCCAAAGTGCTATCAAAATCGCTATAACCCATGTGCTCAGATACCACCGTTTTTGAACTATATTTTCCATCCTTAGAAACCCTCCCCCGCAATCAATGCTTGAGCTTTTATTCTAACAAGCATACCGAACTGTGACTAGGTCCGGCAACCGCAACCTGAAGTCTACCATCTCTTCAGTTACATCGAAGTACTCCGCCAACTCCCAGCGATAGGTCACCCCTTCCTTAAAGGCTCGTATCAGATCCGGTAGCGGAATAAGATGCTCCGCTGCCCACCTGCGGGCCCTATATTCGTAAATTCCTATGTTAGTACGCTGGTGATAGCGGGGTAGCGTCCGTGGAATATGTATCGCCCCAATGGTGGTATAGAAATGCCCTATTTCCTCGGCAAGAACACATCTGAAGTAGGAGCGGGGGGCGCTTTGTAAAGTATGCGATAAGCCTATAATAGGAGGAAGGCCCGGGCGGTACCAATAGACAGCCTCCAGCGGCGGTTTGAAGTCCCACCACTCAATTTTGATTCCCTCTTTTTCCGCTAAAGCGAATAGTTTCATGGGCATGTCCAACACCCCTGCGGATTATGTCGAAACGTGTCAAATGCCCATTATAAAACAAAAGCCTGCTACCTAGACAGAGCAGCAGGGAAATGATAGGCCTGCATATTATGTTCTACCTATGTTCTGTCCCATTCTTCCTTGCTTATGCCGGCCTGCTTTAAAATCCTTTGCAGTAAATCTTCACTAATATCTGTGCCGTGTTCATTGGGTATCCTTATTTTTAGACTTCCTCGTTTCATATATGAATGCTTACCACCGGGAAAGGGACCTTCAAAGCCAAAGTGCTTCAATTTCGCAATTAATTCTCTTCTTTTGAGAGGCTTCATCGTATATCAACCTGCCCAGGAGCGGTCTTCGGTCCATTCCCTATTCAAATCCACGCCACCTAATACAGGAAAATCCCTATCGCCCTCCCGGAGCTTGAACAATAACCATTCTTCAAGAACTTCCTGGAGGGTTTCTAAACATTCTTTCTTGGTTTTCCCATCTGCCCAAACTCCAGGACAGGAGGGTATTTCGGCGTAAAATGTACCATCGGACAATTTTTCTACTATGGCTTCTTTCATCGCCGCATCAATAAAGGAGGTAAAAACACCGCCTCCCATTTTGGCCCTCACTCCTTTTTTAGTTGAAGGCTCGAGGGAAGGAACATTAATAGTAGAGTTTTCAATATTAACATTGACGATTATCGTGCCAGGTACTATTTGGGGCATCTGTGTCTGTTGCCGTCTTTCTACTCCTAATATATCAAAAAGAGTTCTCCTGGTAATACCCGAGGAAGTAATAAACTCTTCACTCACTTTCTTCGGCCTCCCCTAAAGCAGAATTAACTGAGCGTATTACTTCCTGGCGATAGTGTTCAATAATACGAGTAAGTAAGTCCCTGATCCTGACCAAATGAGGCCAGCTAACGGCAATCTGAGCGATAACACGACCATCGATAACATTGCCAGTATTTATCGCTTCCGGTGGAGCATTGCCAGGTAAGTTTTGAATAAATGTTAGGACAACTCTTTCTGGGTTAACATTAGCTTGGACAAGGTCAGCGAACTGGATCTGTAACGCTGACGGTTCTGTAGCAATTAATCTGCTCTCTAGTTGAGGACTGCTCTTCGGGGTATTCGCAGGATTTTCCAAAGCAGGGCCCTCCTTCCGGTATTAATCTCGTTTCTTCCCATACTTTCGCAGCATAAATTCTTTGAACTCCTCTAAGCTACGTCGAGCCTCCTCGGGAAGCTCATCCGTGGAATCATCCGTGCGGTGGGCGGCTTCGTATTCAAGTATTGATGCCTGTTTGCCGGTCAACAAATAATCGGTAGAGACGTTTAATGCCTCTGCCAGTTTGACCAACATTTCGGGATCTGGGCTTCTTTGCCCCTTTTCGTATCTATTTATCGTAGCGTCGGATACATTTAATAGTGCTCCTAATTGAGCTTGGGTAAGTCCTTTTGCTTCTCGCGCTTTCCTCAGGCGTTCCCCAAGTTTCTTTGTAACGTTTTGCTCCTGCACGTCCATTTTGACACCACCGATTTACCATCTTGGTAATTGTATTTTACCACGACCCAAATGTTTTTAAAATATTTTCTACCAAACTGGCAAGTTACCCCTTGACACTACCACATTGGTAGTCTATAATCATAAGCGAAGGCTACCGAATTGGTAGGAAAGGAGGCTGAAAGCCATGAAGCGCTATATAGACCTCGCGAAGATCAAAGCTCTGCGGAAGCAAAAAGGATTAACCCAAGAAGACATGGCGCAAGCCTTGGGATATGAGACTGCTATTGGCTACCATTACTTAGAAACTGGGAAGCGTCGCATCACTGCCGAAAGGCTTGCAGATATTGCCGCTATCTTAGGTGTTACAGTTGATGAGTTATATGCAGATGAACCTACCAGTGTGGTAGCTAACCCTGCCATCAACCAATAAGGAGGTGACTTCCATGCCCACCCTTGTTGACCCACTTTACCAGACTGCCGTGAAGCACAAGAAATGCTGGGTTTGCGGCAACCCCAACTGCCCGTACCCCAGCGATGAAGACTACAGCAAGGCGCTCCAGGAGAAATGGAACGGTAACCCCGACAACAAGGAATGCTGGATGCCTATTGAGGAGGCTTCCTGATGTGGCACGCCGACCGGCTGAAGCCCCCCGAGACATAGAGTACGTCCCCATGTTTGAGCCCGACATGGAGCGCATGGTAAAAGCACTGCGGATCCTTCTAGAGTACCAACCCCCAAAAGAGGAGGAGGTGATAAAGATTGCGGACCCGCGAACAGGTAGAGAAACATCTTGCAGCAGTATTAGCCCAAATAGCCGAATGCAAGCAAATAATCAAGGCTGCCGAAGCAGCGGAGAAGAGACTCCGCAAGCTGCGGCAGGAGCTGGCTGAAATATCTCGGGAGTATGCTGAAGCCAGCGAAATGGCAGATGTGTTGAGGGTAGAGAGGGGATAGTTCCTCTACGACACTAGGTAGGCTTAGTTCCCCGGCACCGGGCCCTGATGCCGGGGTGGCAGGAGCTTCTAAGTAAATTACACCACAGAAGGTAGGTGCAAGCAATGTTTCGAGAGGCACGAAAACAAGCGGGCTTGAGCCGAGAAGAGGCAGCCGCAAGACTGCACATAGGCACCAGAACGCTCTTTGCCTATGAAAGTGGGCAATCGGTGGTGCCACCAGAGATAGTGCTAAAGATGGCCGAGGTATATAACAGGCCAGACCTTCCTGCAAATTACTGCGCAAAGATGTGCCCGATTGGGCAGCTAATTGCGCATCACTTTGAGAAGACCAACGTGGCCACTATGGTTTTAGGGTTGTTAAAGGAGCTAGAGGACGTTGAAAAGGTCAAATCCAGGCTTATATCGATTGCGGCTGATGGGCAAGTAGATGAGAACGAGCGGCCGGAATTTCAGCAAATCGTTAAGGAAGTGGTGGAGTTAGAACGGGAAATCGGAGAACTTAAGCAGTTTGCGGCGAGGATAGGCATAAGCCTAACGAGTTTAATGCCCAAACAAAAAGAAAAAGCGGCTTTGCGAGCCGCACTGTAAGAATAACAGCCAACTACCTGGCTCCATTCTAGCACGCCTAGATGGGGCTGTCAATGGAGGGAATGAGATGCCTACCTGTGCAAGATGCAATAGGAAGCTTACTAATCCGCACTCGATCGCCCGCCAGTTAGGGCCAAAATGCTACAAGCTGGCCGATGGCGGGATATTCGACAGCGACCTACAGGCAGATGAAAAAGAGTGGGCCCGCCGGGAAGAACACTTGCGTAGAGGCGGGGAAATCGACTTCGGCACGAACTGGAGATACCCTCTCGAAAATGGCTTTAGCGTTAATATGCGCATAAGCGTTCGGTATAGAGATGGTGCTTTTGAAGCTTATGGAGTTGTTTTTGACCCCCGTGGCGAGCGTGAAATTGTGTTCGCAAGGAGCGAAGACTTGAAGGCGATATATCGTGAGGCAATTGCCACGGGGCCAACCTATACAGCGATGGCCTACCAATCCATGAAAGAAGCCAAACGCCAGGCGCGGAAGGGGCGGATGGCCGTATGAGCGGGGCAAAGGTGTATGAAATAGTCCCCCAGGAGGTCCGGGACCTGGTGGACAGGTGGGTTAAAAATTTCGCCTGGGGACTAATACGGCATAACACCATGATGCGGGCCGTAGCAACGGTTTTAAAACTTCACGGAATAAAGCGGCTCCCACTAGGGCGTTACGAGGTAGTTTACACATGCGACTTCGGGGATCTTCCGATAATCCACATTCATGGTAGGGAAAGGGTTAGCGAGGCTTGCCCCGCCTGCGGTAGCAGTGCCTGGCGCTACATCCATACGGAAAGGGAGCTTCCCTTCAGCAGGTACGACATAATTACCGCCTTTTGCCTAGACTGTGGGTGCTTTTACCGCAAATTCGGCTGGAAGGTGGAGGAGCGAGATGCTGAGCAGGCCTAAGAAGCTTATAGCAGTTTATGTGGGACCTGTAAGCGGGTTTAGGGTTTACCTCAAAAGAATGAAAAGGGCGCTAAATTAAGGACTGGCTGCCCTGTCCGTGACGGTGCAAGGATAATTCCTCGCTAGACGGCAGGGCGGCAGACCCGCAAAAACTGAGGTGGGGAAGAGTGTTCTTCACAATTGTTCTTGACGAACCCTTGAAAGTTGCTGCATTTCCAGGTGGCAAAGAACACGTGGTAATCAGATTTGAGACTGGAAGAGGCGATATCCAAGCGGCTTACCTCACAAAAGAGAATGCGAGGCAACTTATTGACAAGATTTCCAAAGTATTGTTGAAGGAGGAAACTCTAGATGAAGTTACTGAGGCTAACCCTTAAAAACTTCAAGGGCATCCGCAGGTTCACCTTGGAACCTAACGGAGCAAATTGTACCGTGTACGGTGCTAATGAGGCTGGCAAGACTAGCTTAGTGGACGCTTACTTATGGTTACTGTTCGGTCGGGACAGCCAAAACAGAGCCGATTTCGCAATAAAGACGCTTGACCAAAACGGCCAGGTCATCCCTGGTCTGGAGCATGAAGTTGAAGGGGTATTTGACCTCGACGGCCGCAAACTCACCTTGCGGCGAGTGTTCCGCGAGAAATGGACAAAGAAGCGGGGGAGCGCTACTACAATCTTTTCCGGACACGAAACGCTCTATTACGTGGACGGTGTACCAGTAAAGGAGAAAGAGTACCAGGCCCGGGTTGCGGCCTTAGCGGATGAGACTGTATTTAGGTTGCTTACCGACCCCTATCATTTTAACCGTAACCTATCCTGGCAAGAAAGGCGCCGCATTCTAATGGAAATCTGCGGAGACATAACCGACCAGGAGGTTATTGTTTCCGATCCGTCCCTTTCTGAGCTTCCCTCCATTTTGGGCAACAGATCCATAGATGATCATCGCAAGATTGTTCAAGCCCGCATGTCAAAAATCAATCAGGAACTAAGAGAGATCCCCACACGTATTGATGAGGCAACCAGGGCACTACCTGACGTTCCCGACATTGACGAGGCCGAATTGCAGAGTCAAATTAAGGCATTGTATGACGTGCTAGCGGAAAAACAGGCTGCCTTAGCCCAGGTATCTTCCGGCGGAGCCATAGCCGAGGCCAAGGTGGCCTTGCGGGAATGCGAGGCCGAAATTCAGCGTCTGCGAAACGAGCAGGCTGCTAGGCAGGCCGAGCGAACGGGAGAACTGCGACGGAAATTAATCGAAGCAAAAGGCCAAGTGGATGTTCTGACCACAGAAATTGCAGTAGCTAAACGCCGCATGGTCCAGCTTCTGGACGATGCACAGGCCGTAGAACGGGAGATAAATAGCTTGCGGATACAATGGCATGAACGTAATAAGCAGGAGTTTGTCTTTGAGCAAGATACCATCTGCCCCACCTGCGGCCAACCGTTGCCGCAAGAAAAGCTAACTGAGGCTAGGGAAAAGGCCTTGGCCGAGTTTAACCTAGCCAAGGCTCGGGACCTTGAAGAGATTAGCAATCTTGGCAAGCGCCGCAGGGCCGAATACGAGGAGATAATGGGCGAATATAACTGGCTTTCCGCCAAACTAGCAGAAATGGAGGCCGAGCTCGTAAAAAGGCAAGCGGAAGTTGACCGTCTTAAAGCCGAACTGGAAGCGGCCAATAACGATACTGATATAGCCCTGGACAACGCAATAAAAGCCGCTATGGAGCGCAAGGCTGAACTGGAGGCCGAAATCGAACGGCTCCAGGCGGATAACCGGGAAGCTATAGAAAAGGTCCGCCGGGAAATTGACGCCATCAACGGTCAGATCAAGGACCTGAGCCAAACCCTGGCCCGTATCCAAGCCCGCAAGGCCGGCCTGGCAAGGATAGAAGAGCTTAAGGCCCAGGAGAAGGCTCTGGCAGCCGAATACGAGCGGCTGGAAAAGGAGTTGTACCTGTGCGAGCAGTTTGTCCGGACCAAAGTCAATTTATTGGAGGAGCGGATAAATTCCAAATTCCGCTATGCCCGGTTTAAGCTCTTCGAGCAGCAGGTTAACGGCGGCATAGCTGAAACCTGCGTGACCCTGTATAAAGGGGTCCCTTATCCCGACCTGAACGGGGCCGCAAAAATAAATATCGGCCTGGACATAATCAACACGCTAGCAGAGCATTACGGGTTCTACGCCCCGATTTTCATAGACGAGCGGGAGAGTGTGACCAACTTAATCCCCGTCAATAGCCAGGTAATCAGCCTGGTGGTGAGCCCGCGGGATAAGACCCTACGGGTAGAAATCGAGGAAGACACTTTACTAAAGGAGGCCATCTAATATGGCGATGACGGCGGAACAACAAACAAAAGGCTCGTTGGCCCTTTTGAAAAAAGATACCGTTGATTTAGTGGCTGCAAAGGTACAGGAGTATCTGCGGCGCGGAGAAATCAACCTGCCGCCCGACTACTCCCCGGTAAACGCCCTTAAGAGCGCCTGGCTGATACTCCAGAATACCGTTGACCGGGAAAAAAGGCCGGTACTGCAGACCTGCACGAAGGCATCAATAGTGAACGCCCTCATGGACATGGTCATTCAAGGGCTTAATCCAGCTAAACAGCAATGCTACTTTATTGCCTATGGAAATCAGCTTGTATGCCAGAGGAGCTATTTCGGCACCATGGCCGTAGCTAAGATGGTGAACCCGGACATAGCGGATATTGTGGCTGAAGTGGTTTATGAAGGGGACGTATTTACCTACAAGCTAGACCGGGGTAAAAAGATAGTGACCAACCACGAGCAGAAGTTGGAAAACATAAACCCCAAAAAGATCAAGGCGGCCTATGCCATGGTAATCAATCACAACGACGAGGTTATAGCTACCGAAATTATGACCATCGATCAGATTAAGCAGGCATGGAGGCAGAGCCCGATCCATCCGGTTGATGAGAAGGGCAATATCAAGCCTGGTACTACCCATGATAAGTTTACCGCAGAGATGTGTATCCGAACAGTTATCAATAAGGTCTGTAAGCCAATTATTAACTCCTCCAATGACGCCCAGCTTCTCCGGGCAGTAAGGCGGTCGGAGGAAATTGCGGCGGAGGTAGAAGCTGAACAGGAAATAGCTGAGAACGCAAACCAGCAGGTAATCGATATTGAACCAATCGAGGAACCCGAGGAAAATTACGTACCCGAGGAAGCCGAAAAGCCCGGCAACGGCAAACCGCAAACGACCAATTCACAAAGGCGTGAACCCCAAGAAGGGCAGCAGGTATTTTTCGGGGATGATCCGGGGTTCTAATATGGAAGTCCAGATATTCGGGTCCGGCTCAAAGGGGAACTGCTACCGGCTTATCGCCGGTGGCTCCCCCCTCCTCCTGGAGGCGGGAATACCCGCAAGAGAAATACAGCGGTTGTGTGGATTTCGCCTTAACGAACTGGTAGGGTGTTTGGTCAGCCATGAGCACCAGGACCACTCCCGGGCCGTTAAAGACCTCCTTAAGATGGGCGTGGACTGCTACATGAGCGAAGGCACGGCCCGAGCTTTAGGAGTTAGCGGGCATAGAGTACACATTATCCGGGCCCTTGAGCAATTGACAATAGGAGAATGGACCGTGAAGCCCTTCGATGCGGTGCATGACGCCGCCGAACCCCTTAACTTTCTGCTAGCCCACAAAAGCAGGGTTAAGGCGGTCTACATTAGCGATACCGCCTATTGCAAGTACAGGTTTAGGGGTTTAACTCATGTGCTAATAGAGGTTAACTACAGCCTGGATATTTTAAATGAGCAAATATCAGCGGGAACTGTATCGGTAGAGCAAAAAAAGAGGCTGTTAAAAACCCATATGAGCCTAGAAACAGCGAAAAACTTCCTTCTGGCTAACGACCTGAGCAAAGTTGAGTCAATATACCTTTTGCACATGAGCGACAACAATGCGGACGCAGAGCGCTTTAAACGGGAAATCCAGGCTCTAACGGGCAAGATGGTGTTTATTGCTTAACCGCCAGCCTCAAACTTAAAAATCCAAAGGAAAGGAGGCATCCTCCGAGTTATCGGGGGCTGGCTATCCACATTATCCACTGTCCGCCGCTCCAGTTGCGCCGGGCTGGGGCGGCGGTAAAAAGAAAGGGGAACACGTTATGTGGATACAGACTGAGACTATTCTGGTCAATCTTGACCATTGTGAGACGTTAGTTATAGAAGATGACCCGGGTATCGGAGGATGGTGGATAGTGGCTGTGGGGATGAAACAAAGATATAAAATTTACTATACTGCGTCGCATGATGAGGCCGAAAGTATTCTGAAGGAATTGGCCGATAAAATTGCAGTTGCAAGCACCGTTATAAAGAAACAGTCATAACTTCCCCGCTGGCTCCGGGCCGGAAGTGTGTGGAGGGACACTCCGGCGGTCGGATGCGTCCTAGACCGGGGAAAGGCGCGAAATAGCAGGAGACTGCTCTATCCACCTAGGGCGCGAGGGGGCAGCCGGAGACGGTGGGGAGCCCATTAATTAGGGAATGTTGACGGACGGATGCGGCCAATTGAAGATAAGTCGTTCCTAGAAGAAATTGGAACTGTAATGTACAGGTTTGGCAGAAAGTTGGCTGGCCGTGAACTAGACGGCCGGGAATGGAATGAATACCCAGCTGAAAGCACCTTTTAGGAGGCCCAAACATGCGGCGAAGGATACTGAACCCGGAATTTTTCGTAGACCCTGATATTATCGCTAATCTTGACTTTGGCGGCAGGCTCTTTTACCAGGGCCTGTGGTGCGTAGCCGAGGATAGCGGGGTATTTGATCCGAATCCACTCGGGCTTAAGATGAAGATCTTCCCGGGCGACAATATCGATATAGCCACTATTCAAGGTTACTATCAAACCCTGGTCAGACTTAACAAAGTGGTAGAATTTGAGGTCAATGGCCGCACCTACGCCTGGCTTAAGAACTTTCACAAGCACCAGAAGCTGGACAGGCCTTCGCCGCCTTCTCTTCCTCTTCCCCCGTGGGTCGTATGGCACGGGGAACAAGAGTACGGGAAGGAAAAACACAAGTGGCATTATGAAGTCCTGCCTGAGTACATACCTAATCGAGACCCCAAGTCATCACTAATTGCCGAACATTCGGAGAGTAGTAGTGTAACAGAGACATACCTATTCGACGAATATTCGACGAATAGTCGTCGAACAGACGACGAGCAGACCACGACAGAAGAGAATAGAAAAGAAGAGAAGTTAAAAGAAGAGAAAGAAAAAAGAACTGAAAGCGAAGGAGGGGGTGTGGGGGAGGAGGGGTCAAAAAACTTGTCAGGCTCGACGGCTTCGCCGTCTACGCCTTCGCTTATTGAAGGCTTGTTATCCAGATATTCTCCTGAACAACGGCAGCTAATTGAGGACTACTGGGAAACTATACGCTTTACCAGGAAGAATGCCAAGATAGCCGACAGCATTAAAATTCGCGAGCTGGAGTACTGGAGCAGGTATCCGCCGGAAATCGTGATGGAAGCTCTGAGAATACATCTGGCACGGTACCCCACAAAGGAAGAGGCGTATACCCGGGGGATTATGCGCCGGTTAAAACGTGAAGCGGAACGGGGTGAATTCAATGGCAGACCTGGAAAGAGCAGGACAAGTCCTGGAAAGACTGGGATTCAAGACTACGAATCTTTCGTCCTTAGGTGAAGAGATAGAGGCCAAAACTTATAAGTGTGAGTTCTGCGGAAAAGTTAATGAGCCGCACGTATTCAGGCATCCTTTTCAATCCGGTGTAATAGTTATCCCCAAAACATGCGAGTGCAGGTTTAAAAGCTGGGAGGAAGCAGAGCGACGGTTACGAGAGAATGAACGGAAGCGGCGGATTAAGCAGCTATTTGACGAAAGTATGCTGGGGCCGAGGTTCCAGCAATGCACTTTTGAAACGTGGGTTCCTATGCCCGGCACTGAAAGGGCTTATGAAGAAGCACGTAACTTTGTCTTGAACTTCCAAGAGAAATTGGAAACCGGGGAAGGTCTCTTAATCTACGGCAGGCCTGGGAATGGGAAAAGCCATCTGGCAGCTGCTGTAGTTAATGAGCTAATAAAGTGCGGCATCCCCGCTATATTCGCTAATGTGCCAAACCTTCTAGGCAGAATTAGAAAGACATACTCCGATAAACGCGGGGAAACGGAAGCGGATATTTTGCAGGCATTATCGCTGGCCGATCTGGTGGTGTTAGACGACGCAGGCGCAGAGAAATGGACGGAATGGGTTGAAACTACTCTTTACACCATAGTGGACGACCGATACAGGCAGCAAAAGCCTATGATTATTACTACCAACTGCAACTTAAGGGAGCTAGAGGAGGCTGTAGGGGAGAGGGCTTTCGACCGCATACTGGAGATGTGCGTGGTGGTAGAGAATACAGGCGCGAGCTTTCGGAGGAAGAGGGCTTTGGAAAGGATCCAGGAAAGAAAGACAAAGGAGGTAAAGGCCGGTGAATCTACTTAGTCTGGAAGATAGGGTTAGAGGAGGCCTCTACGGCGTGGCAGTCGGGGACGCCCTGGGTGCCACGGTAGAGTTTATAAACCGGGATGAAATCCGGCGGTATTACGGGGTTTTGCGGGACATCGTGGGTGGCGGGTGGCTTAACCTCCGCCCCGGCGAATGGACAGACGATACCGAAATGACCCTGGCCGTGGCCGAGGGAATTATAGCCGATCCAGAGGACCCGGTCCCACATATCGGACAGGCCTTCCTGCGGTGGAGGGCTACTAATCCGCCGGATATAGGGAACACAGTCAGTACAGTCTTTCGTATTTTGGACAGAGATAATTTGAACCAGTGGCACATAGCGGCCGAACGGGCTCACCGGGAATTGGGTGGTATGAGCGCCGGTAATGGGGCACTGATGAGGACGTTACCGGTGGGGATAGCCTACACGGAGCCCCGTAACGTTTACCGGTGGGCCATCATTATAGCCAGGATGACCCATTGGGATATCAGGGCTGGGTTGACCTGCGCAGTTTATTCCCTGGCGGTGCGGAACATTCTAGACGGGGCCTTGGACAAGTATATTGCCTTAGCTGAAGCTGCTAAAGCTGCAAGAGAGTTGACAAAGGAAGTTTACCAGGGAAGTTTGAGCGAGATCATAGATGCGCCTATCAATAGAGACGGTAGCAACCTTAAGCCAACGGGATATACGGTGGACAGTTTTCGCTGCGCAATATGGGCGTTTATAGAGGCTGAGGGCTTTGAGGATGCGGTGGTCAGGGCCGTAAACCTTGGTGGAGATGCGGACACCATCGGGGCCATTGCCGGTGGCCTAGCGGGAGTTTATTGGGGATTTGATGCTATACCCTCCAGGTGGCTGGAGAAGTTCACGTCGGAGCAGAAGGCCAGGCTGGACCGGGCGGCGGAGGGGCTATTAAAGGTCCGAAAAGGCTGTGAGGAGAGGGGCTAGTGAAATGGCTCAGCCGTATAGCTTCACCGTTCCCGGCCGCCCGGTGCCGGCTGTGCGAATGACGCAGCGGGGAAAGTGGGTAAAAACACGGGCCCAGCGCTACCTGGCTTATAAGAACTTGGTGAGCTGGACGGCATTTCAGGTCATATTAGAGCCGCTGGAGGGGCCGATAGGGATAGAGGTAGAGGTTTACGGTACCGGCAAGGGGCGGATAGGGGACCTAGACAACATAGTAAAGGCGGTAATGGATGGCCTGAACGGTGTGGCCTGGCACGATGATAGCCAGGTCGTGGAGATAAGAGCCCGGCGGAATAAGAGTGATCTGGAGCGGGTGGAAGTAAAGGTGTGGCGGGTGGAGGAAGTGTCCTAAGACCCGGCGGCGCTGGGGACGCACCTTCCCGGGCACAGGGAAAGGAGGCCGGGTTCAAATCCCGGCGCCGGGTCCAGATTAGGATGAAGGGGGATAAGCCAAATGGATACTCTGGAAAAATTCTTGCAACAAGAGATAGCTGCCAAGGTTGTAGCAGCTCTCCCAGAAGAGCAGAAGCAGGAGATTATTGCAAAAAGCCTCACACGGATGCTATTGACAGATTTACATCTGGATTGGGAAATAGGAAAACTGCTTACTGAACAGGCCATGACTTTGGCGGCAGAGTATGTTAAGCGGCCAGAAATACAGGAGGCCCTGCGAAGAAAAACATATGAGGCGATAGAGAAGATTTTGGACGGTGTGGTGGAAGCAATCGCTAAAAAGGCAGAGCACGCAATAAAAAGTAACTGCGTGCCATTATTCGACAAGTAGAGGTGGTTCTGATGAAAAAAGCATGGCGGGCCCGGGATGTGGGTTACGCCCGGGCAGCGTTTCTAGATGCTGAGAATTACCGCAGGCGGAAGCGCAAGGGTGTTACAAAAGAGCAGTTCCGCGCACTGGATTACTATTAGTCCACGGGGCGATGTACGGCTTTCTTCGCTGCTGGGAGCCAATTTCCAAGACGGGGAAAGAATAGAGCTCTTACTCAACAAAAAGGGAACGATCTTGGTGTTGCGCCCTGCTCCTACCGGTTTGCGATTTAGAATGGAACGACCGAAGGGGAAGAAGACACAAGCTAAAAGAGTATGCTGTAGAGCTCTGGCGGAAAAGCTTAAGGAGCTAGGTATTAGTCTTCCAACTAGGTTTAGAGCGGAGTGGAATGATGAACTTCAACTCTGGGTAGGGAGGCGGCAGTAATGCAGGAAAGGATATGCCAGGTATGCGGTTTTCTCATGTACTCGGCGGCGGCAGCTTCTACCTGGACATGCCCCAGGTGTGGGGCCGAGGTGCCTCCGCCGCCGGAGGCTAATAAGATTTGCACGGATTGCAAGAACCGGATCCCTTTCTTCTGGAAATTCTGCCCCGGCATAGAAGGGGTATACACCATACGCAAGTGTGAGGAGGCTCGTAGGAAGGCGCAGGCAAATTATGAGGAGTATGAAAGGGGGAAACGGGTGGCTATGGGGAAATGTTGAGATGCCCGCGCTGTAGCCAGGAGATGCATGAGGTATTTTTCGGTGATAAATTGCGTCGCTGGCGCTGTATGAACTGCGAGAGGATTTATGTGCTTTGGGAATACCGCACTTGGAGGCGAGAGCATGATATGCAGGTGCGGGAAAAAGATGGTGCGGGCCAGGTGGAAAGGGAAGTGGTGGGGTAGGCTCTGCACCAGCTGCGGCAGGTTGGTCAGGCTAGATTATAGAACGGGATGGCTATTAGAAATATGGCCTGGCCGTAGATATGGGAAGAAGGTGGCGAGTTGAACGGAATTATAACAGTGGCGGAATACGTCGAGTGGAAGCAACCTGAAGTGGCCGCTAGACTTCGGCAATGGATAGAGCGGGCAAAGATATTAGCTCTTCCATTCCGGCAGTGGAAGACGATTATGGAGGAAAGACCACTACCCGGAAGGGCGGGACTATTGCCGGGAGAGAGGGAGGCGATATAATGGGCGGAAAGAGCTATACCGAGCCACCTTGGTTCTCTAAAGTACTAGAGCCTTACGCGGAGTTTTATTGGAGAAGCCGTAATAAGGTGGCAGCATTGCAGGAAATAGAGCGGAGGTTGCAAGGGTTACCCCAAGTAGAACGGGATAGAGTTATTGCCGCGGCGCGGGAATGCTCGCCAACCAACTGCTGGTGGGCAACGTATGAGGTGGCAAAGTTTATTTTATCGCGGTTTGTTTAAAATGCGAAGGAGGTAATTATGGGTAGACATTTTAGAAAAAATCCAGCAGGCGATTATATAGCGTGTACATGGGTAGAAAGTCTTAAAGCAACCGCTGAAAATGGCTGGATTCCTTGGTGGAGAAGAGAAGAAGTATTAAAAGTGGCTGATGGGCTAACAGAAGAAGAGGCAAAGAAACTATGTAAAGAATTGGATAGAGAAATTCGCAGAAACATAGCAGAGTGGAGGATGTACCAGTAAGGACACATTTCAAAGAAGATGTGCCGCAAAAAGCATAAAAAAAACAACCCCCACCGGGGCTTAAGAAGCGGCTTTGCTATAGACATATTACCATACTCCGGTGGGGGTGGCAACTGGGTTGAAGCTGAAAAGGGCTACGTACAGGCATATTGAAGCGGAGATATATGCGTATGAGGAAACGGTAAAGCAGATAGAACAGCTGAGGCAGGACATTATTTTGGCCGGGAATGCGGAGATAAGGCCGACGGCTGTGAACGAGGGATGGAGGAGCTCAAGTGTAGAGAGAAGGGCCACTAAGCTGGCGGACTATATTCTTCTGCGGGAGATGGAGAGGATTACGGGGGCAATAAGAGACACTTACATTCGGTGTAAGGAAGAAGCCAGAAGGGTTATATGGGTGAAGTACGGTCTGGCTATACTTTGGGAGCCTCCAGATTGGCTTCAGGCTGCTATGGCAGGGAAAAGCAGGTTTGATATGAGGCCGGATGATATGGCAGCGATATTGAACATGGACAGGGCAACTTTTTACAGGTACAAGAACGGCTTTATCTACGGCATAGCCGAAAGGTTAGGGTGGTACTGAAAAAAGATGCGACTTTTTTGCGACTTCTACAAAGGCTACATGTGCTACAATGCTATTTGGAGTGGGGTTGGTAGATAATGTTTTGTCCTTTGTGTGGCAAGGAAGCAAAACACGTTATTAGATATTCTAGAGATGGCACCTTTATAAAATGTTCCGAGCACGGAATGATCGTGTTTCGTGGGGAAAGCGAAAGAAGAGTAAGAAATGCCTTGGTCGAAACATGTGTGAACATCGCATTGAAAGAAGAACTGGTGGAAGGACTAACGGATAGGGAGTTAGCTATAGTCTGTAAGTATTATGGTGAAGGCAAAACGATTTCAGAGATCGCTGGCGAATTAGGTGTTAATAGAACTCCTGTTGAGGTGTTGTTAGAGAGGGCTAAGAAGAAGTTGGTAGCCAATTATGCGGCTAAATATGACACTTAGCGAGGAGCCGTCCGCGAAGGGCGGCTTAATTTGTTCTGCGTAGGGGAATAGTTCAAGTGGGAGAGCGCGGGACTCCAAATCCCGGTCTGCTGCGGGTTCAAATCCCGCTTCCCCTGCCAGAGTGAATAGGTGGCCCACCGCGGGCGGGTCAGTACACCCCAGTATAGCGGCCAGGGGCGGGGGCCGGGGGTGTACAAGCTTGACAACCGTGTCAATGGCAACCTTGACGTTGACAACCTTGACAGGAGGTGGCCCGGATGCCGGTTGGGTACAGTGCCCGGTGTAAAGTCTGTAACTCACCGCACCGGGCCGAAATAGAAAAATGGATCAAAGAAGGAGGCGTAAGTGCTAGGGAAGTTGCTCGCCGGTTGGCCGAAATGGGAGAGAAAATCAGCCATGAGGCGATCCGGCGACATATGCTAGAGCATTTTGATGTTGCCGCTGAAGCTAGAGAGCAGTATCGGAAAAGCCAAAAGCAGTTTGATCTGGAGGTTAAGAAACGGCTGTCAGACATTGAAATGCTCGACGCCACTATAGCCGACAACTTTGAACTCAGCCAAGCTACCACGGCCTGGCTTAAAGAGCTTCTTGAAGAGCGTAAGAAACCGCCGCTAGCACTAGTGCAACTACGGGAAAAATTGCAGAGCGAAATGAGACAGGCGATGAAGACGAAGTTGGAACTACTGGGCGAGGACGGGGCGTCGAAAATGGCTGATGCGCTTTCGGCTCTAATGGAGGACTTAGCAAAGCATGTTGCCGGAGAAGGTGCGGGAGATATGGCTAGAAAAGGCGAGGAAGCATAGCGGTGATCCAGCAGGGTTCACCGCTTCTTTGTTTGGAGTAGAGCTTACACCTAAACAGCGGGAGATGTTTTCTCTTGCGCCACGCATTACAACGAAAGTGGCGGGAAGACGCGTCGGAAAATCACTGATAACCCTGCTAGAGGTATTCTGGCATTGTTTCCAGAAACCTCGCCAGAAGTGGTACGTGGTTGCACCTTCGATTGACCAGGCGAGGATATACTTTCAGGAGTTTGAACAACGTTTGGAAAACCCGTTGCTGGATGTATGGGTTAAGGATATCAAATGGTCTCCTTTCCCCGAGATATTGCTAGTAAACGGCAGCAAGATCATGGCCCGGTCTACTTCACGGGATGGTGTTTATTTGCGGGGCAAAGGTGCGGATGGCGTGGCAATTACGGAAGCAGCCTTTGTGAAAGATAAGGTTTATTATGACGTAATCCGAGCTATGGTGTTAGACCGTGGGGGTAAGGTGCGCATAGAAACCACGCCTAATGGTACCCAGGGTTACGTCTACCAGCTTTTTGGACAAGGGCTCAGAGATGAAAGCGGGTACTACAAAAGTTTTCACGCTACGATATATGACAACCCCCGGATACCAAGGGATGAAATAGAGCGCATAAGACGTGAGATACCAGAGGTGGCTTTCAGGATAGAATACTTAGCTGAATTCGTTGATGATGATACGGCGGTTTTCCCTTGGGCGGTACTACAGGATGTTTTTGAGGATTATACTCCCTTGGGAAAACCAGAGCCAGGCCACCGCTATTCCATTGGTGTTGATTTAGCAAAATACCAGGACTACACGGTTATAACCGTGCTTGATATCAGCGAGCCACCCTACAAAATAGCTGAATGGTACCGTTACCGGGGGAGGCTTTACGGGGATATAGTGGCCCACGTGAACGAGTTGCAGGCGAAGTATAGTGCTAAGGTATATCTTGATGCCACGGGCGTAGGCGACCCGGTAGCAGAGCAGGTAAGGAACTGCGAACCGTTCGTGTTTACTGTCCGGAGCAGGGAAGAGTTGATTTCTAACTTGGTGGTACAGGTGGAACAGAAAAAACTTCTCCTCCCAGCGGGTAATACGATGTTGCGTGACGAACTCCGGTGCTTTCAGAGGGTGCGGAGAGGAACAACAGTTAAAGCAGAGGCACCCGAGGGAAGACATGATGACTGTGTAATGAGCTTAGCCCTGGCATGTTGGGCGGTAAAGGCTACTAAACAACCCCAAATTTTCTGGCTTTAGGAGCTGGTACGAGTGTCGGTGTTAAGCCGCTTCATGGATAAAATCATAGCCAGATCCATAGGGCGTTTCGTCACCTGGACGTGGCAGAAGTTTTTACCTCCTGAGAAGAAGACTATAGACTTTCTCCGTGCTTATACCTACTGGACTTATGCCTGCGTCCGGGTGATAGCGGAAAACGTGGCTAGCGTTCCGTACAGGCTTTACCGTAAAACGAAGAATGGGGATTGGGAACCAGTTGAGCAACATCCGGTTTTGGATTTGCTTGGTCAGGTTAACCCCTGGATGACGGAATTTGAACTGCGGGAACTGACGCAGATCCACCTTGAGCTTGTGGGCGAGGCGTGGTGGGTACTGGAGAGAAACCGCTTGGGGCAACCGGCAGAGATCTGGCCGCTGGTCCCGGCGTGGGTGTACCTGCAGAAGGACCCAGAAAAGTTTTTGAGCTATGTCGAGTACAGGCCGCCTGGAGGAAGTATAGTGCGGTTTCCTCCCGAAGACGTGATAAGGCTACGCTGCACTCATCCTTACGATTACTACCGCGGCTGGTCGGCTACCAGAGCCGCTGCTTTGCCGCTGGATATACACCAGTATGCGCAGGAATGGGTGCGGAATTTCTTCTTCAATGATGCTACTCCGGCAGGGATACTCACTACGGATCAACCTATTGAGGAAAGTGACGCAAACAGGTTAAGAGCGCAGTGGGAGGCTGGACATAAGGGAGTTGCTAAGGCACACCGGATAGCAGTCTTGGGGGCAGGACTTAAGTTCCAGGAAATCCAGAGGAGCCTTAAAGAGCTTCAGTTTACGGAAGAATTACGGTTGTTGCGTGACGACATCCTGGCGATATACGGTGTACCGAAGCATATCCTAGGGATCACAGAAGATGTAAACCGGGCCAACGCCGAAGCCGCCGAATATACCTTTGCCAAGCGAGTTATACTCCCGAGGCTTAAGCGGCTTGAGCAGCAGTTAAACGAATTCCTGCTTCCGCAGTTTGAGCCGGATTTGGTGCTGGAATTTGACAATCCCGTGCCCGAGGATTGGGAGCGCAAGATAAAGGAAATTGAGGCTGGTGTCAAAAACGGCTGGCTTACGATAAACGAGGCGAGGCAGGAGATAGGGCTTGAGCCTTTGGGGAGCGATTTTGACGTGCCCTGGCTGCCAGGCAACCTATTCCCGGCAGGCAAGCCAGCGCAAGAAGAAAAGAAGCAGGTTAAGCGGAAGGCTTTGAGCGAAACAGAAAAAGAAGTGAAGTGGAAGGCCTGGGTGACCATGACGGAGCCACTTGAGAGGCGCATGGTCACGTCCCTTAAGAAATATTTTCAAAAACAGCAGGATGAAGTGATGAAAAGGCTAAAGCAGCTGGCCCCGGAAGAACTCGGGGCCTTTCACTTGCTAGCCAAGAAAAAGGCTATAGACGTGGATATCTTTCTGTGGGACGAAGATGAGTTTAAGCAGAAGCTGGAGGAATTAATAGAGCCGCTATTGCTGGAGATAGCGAAAAAAGCGGGCCAAAGCGTTTTATCCGAGCTGGACGTAGGTATAAGTTTTGACGTTAACCACCCAGCGGTAAGGAGGGGCTTAAAGGAACAGCTGCAGCGCATTAAGGGTATAGATGACACCACGCGGGAGGCCTTGCGGGAAGAACTGCTAGCTGGCTTGGAAGCCGGGGAGGGAATAGCTCAGCTGGCTGAGCGGGTAAGTAAGGTCTTTGCTGAGGCGAAAGGTTATAGAGCGCAAACGATAGCCCGGACGGAGACCAACGGAGCAGCCTCCCTAGGTGCGGTGGAGGCCTACCACCAGAGCGGGGTAGTAAGGGAACTGGAATGGGTGGCTGCACTAGACGAGAGGACGAGGCCAGCACACGCGGCAGCGGACGGGCAGAGGGTACCGCTGGGGAGCAAGTTTAAGGTAGGCGGTGAGATGCTGCGCTTCCCCGGGGATCCGATGGGCAGCGCTGGCAACGTTATAAACTGCCGATGTACAGTAGCTCCGATTACGGAGACGGAGGAGGAGTAAGCCAATGGGCAAGCTTGTGCGCAAGATCATGGAGGTAGCAGTGAAAGGGGTTGACGCCGAGAACGGCGTCATAACTTTTTTGGGCACTACGCCAACCCGTGATAGATGGGGTGAGATAGTAGATCCGCAGGGTGTGGTGCTGGACAACTATCGCAAGAACCCGGTTTTTCTGTGGGCGCACAACTACCAGGTGCTCCCTATAGGCAAGAGCTTGGCCGAGAGGGTTACGCCGCAGGGAATAGAGTTCGACATCAAATTCGACTTGGCGGACCCTTTTGCTCAGCAAGTCTACCGCAAATACAAGGACGGTTTTCTCCGGGCCACGTCCATAGGTTTTATTCCGTTAGAGTGGCAGGACTTTGAGGATAGCCAGGGCAGGGGCCGCATTTACAAGAAGTGGGAGTTACTGGAACTTTCTGCCGTGCCGGTCCCGGCCAATCCAGATGCTTTGCAGATGGCTTTGACGAAGGCTGCAGACCTGGGAGAATTCTACAGGTTGCTTGAGGAAGGAGGTGAAACTGGCATGGAGTGGCTGGACGTGGTAGAAAAAGGGGCAGTCAAATTTGAGGCTACCCCGAAGGCTCCGGAGGATAGGCCCTGGGATGGTGACGCCGCCGAGCAAAGGCTCCGCAAGTGGGCCAGCAAGGACGGTTCCGGTGAAAAAGAGACCATCGACTGGGGTAAGTATGCCAGGGGCTTCCTCTTTGTGGACACCAGTGACAAGGAGAACTTCGGAGCCTACTACTTCCCGCACCACGATATAGTTGACGGCCAGTTCTGTGTGGTGTGGAACGGCGTGCGGGCGGCGATGGCCTACCTGCTCAAGACTTACGATAGGGAGCCGGTATGGGCTAGCGCTAAGAAGGCCATGTACAATCACTTGGTTAAGCACTATGAGCAGTTCGATAAGGAGCCGCCGGAGTACAAGTCGGTGGAAGAAATCTTGTTTGAATTGGCAGTTGGCAAGCTAGTGCCAACAGGAAATGTTCAGTTCAATTCTGTTGATGATGTGATATGGGCTTATGTTTCTGGTGAATTGGTGTCAGCAGAGAAAGCAGAAAGGGAATTTGCTCTGATTATTGACAGGCGAAATCAGACAATAACGGTAGCTACACCCGATTTGAAACCGCTGGGCAAAGTGACAGTGAATGAGGGGTTCAAAGAGTGGTTCTTTGGAGGACTTGAGCAAAAAGCAGGAGCGGTGCTGAACCGCAGGAACAAGGAGAAGCTTACTCAGGCCCGGGACCTGATCCAGGAGGTTCTGGACAGTGCCGAGCCTGCACAAGAAAACGAAGAAGGGAAAGCCGCTTCAAACGAGGCGGCTTCTTCTATGCCTGCGCCAGAATCCAACACGGAGCAAAAGCCGAACCTAGCCGAAACAAAAGAATTGCAGCAAGCCATAGCTGAATACGCTGCCCAAGTTGCAATGGCCGAAGTAGAGAGGCTTCTGGGTAGGTTTTATAAACACTAAGACTTTGGAGGAGGGTGGAGTAGAATGAGCACTGTTTTGACCCCTGAAATAAAGGAGACCATTGAGGTTGCTGTGAAGGAAGCCGTAGAAAAGGCTGTTGCCCCGCTTAAAGAGGTTACCGAACGGCGAGTGTTGCGAGTATTTTCTTATGAAGACGAGCAGCCTATCAAGCCTGAGAAGGGTATCCGTTTGGCCCGTGCGGTGCGGGCTTTAGCCGCTGCTAAAGGCGATCCTCGCCAGGCTGCTTATATCGCCGAGAACGTCTACAAGGATTCCGTAGTAGCAAAAGCTCTTTCGGAGGGCACTGGCTCTAGCGGTGGCTACCTGGTGCCGCCGGAGTTTAGCCGGGAGATAATTGAACTCCTCTACGCACAAGCTGTGGTAAGGAAGGCCGGGGCCAGGGTGCTGCCCATGACCAGCAACGTGCTCAACGTGCCCAAGCTGGCGAGCGGTGCTCAGGCAAACTATATCGGTGAGAACACCAACATTCCGGCAACCCAGCCCAGCTTTGCCCAGCTCACTCTTACTGCTAAGAAGCTGGCAGCGCTGGTGCCCATCAGCAACGACTTAATCCGGGATTCCAACCCCAAGGCTGATGCAGTTGTCCGGGATGACTTGGTAAATGCCATGGCCCTACGGGAAGACCTGGCCTTCCTGCGGGATGACGGTACCAACAACAAGCCGAAGGGCATTCTCTACTGGACCGATGCGGCGAATAAGTTTAATGCTGGTACCGATCCTATTGCTGATCTTGGCAAGGCCGTGCGGTTGGTGCGTGCCTCTAACTCCCGTATGGTGCGCTGCGCCTGGGTCTTCTCACCTAGGACGGAGTACTACTTGATGACGCTGCGCGATAGCGCTGGCAAGTTTGTGTTCCGTGATGAAATGATCCAGGGCAAGGTCCTCGGATATCCGTACTTCGTAACTACGCAGATACCGGAGAACCTGGGCGTAAACGGGAACGAAACTGAGATTTACTTCGGTGACTTCATGGATGCAGTGATTGGTGAAAACGAAGAGCTTCTCATTGACGTTTCCACCGAGGCTGCTTACTTCGATGGCACCAACCTGGTATCTGCCTTCTCGACGGACCAGACCGTGATACGGGCTATCGCACGGCATGACTTTGCTTTGCGGCACGAGAAGAGCTTTGCGGTGATCCAGGCAGTCACTTGGGGCGCGTAGTCTGATTGATTAGAGGGGTCGGCATGAGTCCCGGCCCCTCCTGCTTACTCAATTAGTCGAAAGGAGGAGCTGAAATGCCTGGAGTGCTCGGTGAAGCTATTAAGACGGAAAAGGCCATAGCCCCGCAGGCAGCAGCAGCGGGTACGATAACTGGATTGACGGTAAATCGTGACGGCTATAACTATGCAGTGTTAGTGGTGGAAACCGGAGCTGCTGCAGGAGCTCCTACGGCTGTTGACGTGGATATAACGGTGCAAGAGTCTGCTGATGGCACTACCTGGGTTGATGTACCTGGAGGGCCGCATATCGCTAACCTAGCAAATGATTCTAGAGCGGAATACAATCTCCCGCTAATAAACCGAGCAAGGTATACCAGGTGCGTAGCCGCGGTTGCTTTTACTGGTGGTACAAGTCCCACGGTGGAGATAGGTGCCACTTGGATTCTGGGCGATGCAGTGAAGCAGCCGGTATAAAGGACGGTGAAATAGCTTGGTGGTTATAAGATTTTTACGCGGATACCCACCATACAACGCCGGAGAAGTAGCTGGATTTGACGATGAAGTTGCCAATGACCTTATACGTAAGGGTACTGCCGAACTTTATAAGCCGGAGGTATTGGCAGAAGCGGTGAAGGAACCGCCCCAGGACAGGGCGGTAAAGGAAGCGAAGGCAAAGAGGGGCAGGTAGATAGACCATGGCCCGTACTGTTACGCCAGCGCCTAATGCTGTGGTTACAGAGATTGAGGCCCAGCAATTTGTCTTCAAAGATACTTCTACCGGGGCCCACACCGACGAGGAGTTAGACGTTCTATGCCGAATAATTAACGGCGTCAGCAGTGCGATAGAAACCTATATCGGCGGGCCGGTGATTATCAAAGAGGTTGCGGAAAAACTTGACGGCGGGGAGGAAATCATTTTTCTGCGCTATAGGCCGGTAGTTGAAGTTGTCCAGCTGTTGGAAGAAGGTAGGACCTTAGCGCAGGATGTGGACTATTACCTTTATCCCCAGGAGGGGTATATCCGTAAGGCGTATGGCCGGTTTTCCAGCAAGCCACAGGGGGTCAGCATTACCTATAAGGCTGGGTATGCTGGAACGGTTGATGCTGTACCGTGGGATATCAAGCAGGCAGCCCTGCTCTGGTGCGATGCGGTATGGAATACTGGCCCAGCTAACCTGACTAATCTTCTTCTGGAGCGTGGCTACTGGGTAAGGCCTGAAGATATACCGGCCCAAGTCAAGGCGCTGCTGGAGAAATATAAAAAGGTGTGGGTGAGCGCGGTATGAATATCAGGGTCTTGGTCCAGGTAAACCCGGAAGAAATGTTTAAGGCTATGGTAGATGCCATTACGGAGCAGTTGGAGAAAGGTTTGGAAGACATAGGCGGGCAGATAGAGAGAAGGGCCAAGCGGAAAGCCCCAACGGATACAGGAGCATTAAGGCGCAGCATAACGGCGCAAAGGGAAGGCCTTACAGAAAAGGTCGGTAGCAATTTGCATTATGCTCCTTATGTCGAATTTGGTACCAGACCTCACTGGCCGCCTGTAGAGCCCATCCGGGAATGGGTATGGAGGAACAGGGGTAAGTTTGGCATCACTGGCCGGGGGAAGAAGGCAAACAAAGAGGTCGACCGGGTAACTTTTCTGGTACGAGCGAAGATTGCCAAGAGGGGTACGGCCCCGCGCAGGTACTTGCGTGATGCCCTAGAAGAAGTGAAACCGAGGATAGCGAAGGTGCTGGCGTATTATGTTAGGCGGGCTGAACTGAAAAAGTAGGTGGCTACCATGATTCAGGAGATAGAAGGTGCATTGGCGCAGATCTTGGCCGGGGTAACGGGGATCAAGAGAGTGGTGAATTACCCCGTTAACGAAGTGGGCCGGGATCTGCCAGCGGTTTTTCTTGTGTATGATGGGTTCGACCAGCGGCTACTAAACAACGAAATTGGCAGGATAACGCTCAAGTGGAAGGCCACAGTGGTCTGGCCGCTGGACACAAAGACTGTGCAGAGATCGTGGGACCAGATGAAAAGTCTGGTCCCTTCTATTTTAGCGGCGTTACGGAATAAGGCTGACTTGGGAGGGCTCTGCCACGGGCTAGCGGTAGAAGCTGGGGAGCCCGTTATTTCTACCGGAGATATTCAGTACATCGGACACACGCTAAACATATCGGTATGGAAAGTTGGCGCTATCAATGTGTTGGCTACTAAATTGAGCCAGGCAGAGCCGCTGATTGCCGGTGTGCATACTACTGGAACGCTTGAGTAGGGGAGAGTGAACGGTGATGCCTAAGGCAACAGAAACTAATCCCAAATATTCCCGAGAGGAGTTAATATCTAACGCTGAAGTCCTCTTTGGCGTGAAACCGGAGGTCTTAGCGGGAGCCCTATATGGGAATGACCGGAAAGAGTTTACTATAGACGAAATGAGGCAGCTTATAAAGGCTTTCCTTGAAAGGAGGGTTAGCTAATGGCAGGAGGTACTTGGAGCCCTACTGAAGTACCCGTGCTTCCAGGGTTGTACATCAACTTTGTCTCGGCGGCTTTGGCTTCTATACGAGCCGGGGCACGAGGAGTAGTTATAGCTCCGGTTAAGGCGCATTGGGGCCCAGTGCGGCAATTCGTGGAGATAACAAGTGAAGCAGGTATAATTGATGTTTACACTGCAGATGAATCAGGCGGAGCTACTGCTTATACCACCCTACGCCTGGCACTCTTAGGTGGAGCAAAGAAGGTTCTGGCCTATCGCATAGCGGACGCTAACGCTGCGGCAGCTACTGTAACTCTGAACGATACCTCGGCCACTCCTGTAGCAGTACTGCGGCTTGATGCAAAATATCCCGGTGCCAGGGGCAACAACTTCAAGGTGACCGTGCGGGTCAACCCCGTAGACAGCACTAAGAAGGATATCCTGCTTTACGAAGGGACTACGCTCCTTAGAACCTTTACTTTTACCAGCGGTACCATTGATGCGGCAGTAAACGCAATCAACAACGATACTGGCAATAAGTGGATTGTAGCTACCAAGCTAGCTGATGGCAACGGTACTCTAGCTGATGTCTCCGGCGTGGCGATGGCCGGAGGTAACTCAGGAATTGCGGCCATTGCAGCGGCAGACTATACCAACGCTTTAACGGCTTTTGAAACTCAGGAATTTAATCTGCTTACGCTTGACGGTCTTACCGATGCCAGTATTCAATCCAGTGTTGTTTCCTGGGTCTCCAGGGTGAGGAGCGAGGGCAAGGGAATAATTGCAGTAATGGGCGGTTCCAACGCCGACGATACGGCCTCGGATGCGGTAAGTAGAGCTGTCAACAGGAGCGCCAGTTGGAACCATGAGGGAGTTGTAAACGTAGGTGTGGGAGCCGTTCTCGATGGAGTAAGCTATAGTTCAGCTCAAATAGCGGCTTACGTAGCTGGGCTTATCGCAGGGCAGAAGTTAAGCGAATCGCCTACGTATGTGGTAACTCCCTTCGATGATGTTACCAGGCGCTGGACTAAGTCAGAGATGGAAACTGCGGTAAAGAACGGCGTATTTTTACTCTTCCATGATGGCCGCCAGGTAAAGGCCTTACGAGGGATAAACAGCCTAGTTACTCTACGCCAGGGGCAGAGTGAAGTATGGAAGAAGATTCGAGCCATAAGGGTTATGGACGCTATTAATATGGATCTGGTCCGCACTGCCGAAGATGCCTATATTGGAAAGGTAAACAATACTGAAGAGGGCAGGCTGGCCCTGGTGGGTGCGTGTAAGCAATATATGCAGACGCTGGCGCAGGGTGGAGTGATAGAACCGACTGGCTGGGATGTTTACTTGGATCCGGACTACTACGGGCCAAACGCGATTTATACGCCTGCTCCGGACCAGGTCTACCTAAAGTGGCAGGCTAGGCTCACTGATGCCATGGAGATTATTCTCGGTACGTTTATTGTTAAGTGAGGGAGGGGTGGCTAGATGGCCGGAATAGATGCTAGCAGGGTTATTAACGGCACGTACGGTGCCGTATACCTTGACGGTAGGTGGCTTACTAACTTCACTAGGTGCGAAATAAGGGACGAGTATGACTTCGCCGAGCTGAAACTTTCCGGCGACAGGAGAACAAAGCATAAGATGGTAGGCGTTAAAGGTAGCGGCACGATAGCAGGATTTAAGGTTACCAGTGATTTGATAAAAGCCTTGCTGGACAATCCAACCCGAACCTTTGAGATAATAAGCAAGCTGGCCGACCCGGAAAGCTATGGGATGGAGCGCATACGAGTACCCCAGGTTAAATTTAACCGCAACCAGCTCGCTAACTGGAGGACCGGCGAAGTGGTGGAAGAAGAATGGGAATTTGTCTATGACGGTGAGCCGGAACTTCTAGACCCGATAGTGGCGCCGTAAAGGAGGTTTAACAAGGCATGACAGAAGAAGAAATCCTCCAGCGCCTGCTTAATGCTGATGTGGTACCAGAAAAGACAGTAAAGCTAGCTAGGCTGGGCATACCGGTTACCTTGCGAGGTCTTACTAGCAAGCAGGTATCGATGATACGTGAGCAATGTACGGAAAGGTATGTTCAGCGGGGCCAGGTAGTCACTGAACTGGATAATGAGAAGTTCTATTGCTCCCTTATAGCTGCGGCTACAGTTACACCCAACTGGGCAGATCCGAGGTTGCTAGCTAAGTATAAAGCGTCCGGCCCCGAGGAGGTCTTAAAGCGCATATTGCTGGCAGGAGAACTCTCGGCTTTAGCAGATGTAGTTCTGGATCTCAGCGGCTTTAACACGTCGCTTGAAGATGTAAAAAACTGATTAAGGGCGGCGGTTTTGCCGCCCTGCTATACCACCTTTTCGTTAGGCACGGAGTAAAGCCTTCGGACTTTAGTAATCTGTCAAGAATAGAACAGTTGTTTCTACTAGCGGCTGTCGAATTGGAATTAGAGCAAGAGGAGAAGATTAGGAAGAGCCTGGAAAGAGGGTGATAACCTAATGGCTGAACAAGCAGGAGAGGTCGTAGTAGTCATCAGGGCGGACGATGAGCAGTTAAGAAATGCGATGGCGGCTACTAAAAAGAGGGTAGACCAGGTAGTCCAGCAGATGGAGCGGCACAAAAACATCGTAATGACCGCTAAGCTGGTAGATAGGGTAAGCGGTCCATTAAGGACGATAGGGGATAAGCTCAATAGGCTCAGCGGAGTTCACACCATAATGTTTCGTGCAGTTGACCGGGTAATGGCCCCAGTTAAAAAGACTGTAGACTTGCTCACTTCGCCGCTGGCCCTACTAGGAGCTGGAGCCGGTTTTGCCGGTCTTATTGGATACCCTTTAAAGCTTGCTGGCGAGATAGAACAGGCTAATATTGCTATGGAAACCTTGCTCGGCAGCAGTGAGAAAGCCCAGGAGTTTATCGGGAACCTAGCAGATTTTGCTGCAAAAACTCCCTTTGAAATGCCTCAGCTTTTAGAAGCTTCCCGAAGATTGCTGGCCTTCGGTTTTGGTGCAGAGAAGATAATTCCGATGCTTAATGCAGCAGGTAATGCTGCTGCTGGGCTGGGACTTGGGGCTGAAGGGATTAACAGGATTATTATCGCTTTAGGGCAGATGAAGGCCAAGGCTAAAGTATCCGCTGAAGAAATGATGCAGCTTACAGAAGCAGGAGTTCCGGCTTGGGATATTCTGGCGAAAGCTATGGGCGTTACTACTGCCCAAGCTATGAAGCTGTCGGAAAAAGGGCTGATCCCCGCAGAACAGGCTATAGAAGCGCTAGTTAAAGGAATGGAAGAGCGGTTCCCTAACATGATGGAGAAGCAGTCGCGCTCACTTTTCGGACTGCTGTCCACCCTGAAAGATTACGCGAACCTAAAATTTTTCTGGGCCTTTGGAGAGGGTTTACGCCAAGCAGTAGTGCCAGCAATGCAGCGGTTCGTCGATATGCTAACGCAGAATGAAAGCGGGCTCAAGAGAGTGCAGGGGGCTCTTATGCAAGTAGGCACTACTCTTGGCAATTGGATTATCAATAGCTTTAGTAACTTCTATTCTTGGCTTGAACGACTGGCAAGTGATGAAACTTTTAGGCAGCTCGATTTTTGGGGCAAGCTCAAGTTTGTTTTGGATGAGGCCACAGCCAAGCTTAATGAGTGGTTGGCGGGCCCAGGTGGCCAGCTGTTGAGTACTGCCGGACAAATGATGGTGGAAATTATTGCTAGGGGCTTAGAAATAATGGCACCGCGTATTAGTGAGGCGGCAGTTAAGATAGGAAGTAAGATAGCTACTGGTATATTAGCCGAGTTCGGGAATAGGCTTAAAAGTAGTCCCTTTGGTGCGTTGATTATGGGAGCGCTGGGCGGGGCTGCTATAGGCAGTATAGTTCCTGGTATAGGTACTGGATTGGGAGGGCTTATTGGCGGTGGAGCCGGAATTTTAACGTATTTTGCCTCCAAGTTGTTTGGGGAGCCTCCTGAAGTTTTATATCCAGAAGCTGAATGGCCCGCAGGATATGCAAAGGGTGCACTTGTGCGTACGCCACATATAGCCGTTGTAGGGGAAGAAGGTCCAGAAGTTATCATTCCTCTCTCTGGACGACATCGAAGAAGGGCGCTAGCTTTATGGGAAGAAGCAGGGAGATTTTTAGGGGTCAAACCTTACGCTTATGGTGGGATCGTGGGTTTACCAGGGGTAGTTAGTGCAGGTAGCAATGTTAATGTATCGGTGGGCGGAATAACAGTTAATTTGACTAGTGCCGAGATTAATACCGATGAATTGGCTCTACAGATTGGTAGACAAATTGTAGCTAGAATAAAGAGGGTATTAGAAAATAGTGGGTAAGTAGCAGGATTTTGGGAAGGCTCATAGAAGTTTCCCTCTGTAATCTAAATTTAGAGGGGGCTTCTATATGGCAACTTGGTGGGGTATATGGCTTATCCTTTTTGCGATGTGTTTCGGGGCGTACATTTTTGCGGAAGGACGTGGCTGGCTAAAGATAAGAACAAAACGTGTTACTGAAGAAGAAAGGAGAAAAACATATTATGGGCTATTAGCTTTAGGATTAATAGGCCTGATGTTGATAGTTGCAGGACAGTCCCAAAAGAGCCAAGCTGCAAAATCTGGTAATATAGCATCACCGCAACAAGCTAGCGAGAGCGCTATATCGAATGGAAGCCAAGAGACAAGAGTTAACTCAGGCTCTCTAGAGCAACAAAGACAAAGCCTGGAAAATGTGCGAGGGAGTGTAACAGCAGACAAGGAAAGTACCGAGGCGCTAAAGCAGTATCTTTATGAAAACTTTGGCGGCAATGGCAATCCAAAGTATAAGACTTCCTGGTATGATTTGATATCCGATGTCCAGGTATACTCTGATGGGAAACAGCGATGGGCAGTTGTTAAAACGCCTATTTATCACGATGAAGAAGGAAAGAGACTAGCCGTTTTTATAGCTAGAGTGATTTTGTCAAACGATAAGGTTAAGTTATATAGGGCAGAAGTGGATGATAAAAATGGGCTGCCTTTGGCTATGGAGTTAAACCCCGATTAAACACGAGGCTGGTGATCTTATGGATTTTTTTTAATTGACCCAGCTGGGCCAGTATTACACTTACCGGTTAACCCTAGCGAAGTTACTATCCGTAGGGAAAAACAGTACGAAACAGTGAACATCATGAACCTCGGAGAAGTGGATTTTCCTACAGGAGAGAAGCTGAAAGAAATCAGCTTCTCTTCTTTTTTCCCCAAGCACTACGACCCAGGATACTGCCGTTACCCTGACTTGCCAGATCCACAAGAGGCCATGAATCAGCTCACGGCCTGGACTATGAGTAGAAAGCCAGTGCGTTTTCTTATAACCGATACCATTATCAACGTGCCAGTATTGGTAACGGCTCATGTTACCACATTTAAGGGCGGTGAACCCGGAGATGTTTACTTTGACCTGACCTTGAGAACCTGGCGTGAAGTGAAGGTAAGGACGGCGGCTGAAGTCACTACTCCAGCGGCTAGTTTTGCAATGGAGGTCAGACCGGATCTGAAGCCAGTACCCAAAGTGTACGAAGTCAGACCTGGCGACAGTCTCTGGAAGATAGCCAAGCTGGAGCTAGGCAGCGGGGCCAGGTGGAGGGAAATATATGAGGCCAACAAGGAGACGATAGGCCCGGATCCCAATTTGATTTATCCAGGCATGAAGCTGGTGATGCCAGTATGATTAATCCCGGGCTAAGCCGGTATGAGGTGGTACTTGACAACAAGTATTTTCTTCGGGACCTGGTAGAGAGCATAACGCTGGAGGAAAGCTTGGACGAAATAGCATACCGGGCAACGGTCAGGCTGGTAGTAACACCCGACTTCCCTGGGATAACACCAGGCCAGGAGATAAGAGTGTCCGGTATCCCATTTGGTGGTACTGAGATGGTATATCTTCTGCATCCGGGTGTGGTATGGGAAGTAGAAAGCGAAAGCCATGGTCAAAAACATATTACGGTAACGATTTACGATAAAACGATATACCTGGCAAAAAGTGAAGACGAATATATTCTCCCGGCAGGCCAGACGGCAAGCCAGCGGATTGAGCGTTACGCTGCGGACTGGAACATACCGCTTGGGAATATTGCGGATACTGGGATACCCTTAGTAAGGGCCGTTTACCGGGCGCAGTCAATTTACTCGATGATGATGGCTGATCTCAAAGAAACAGCCACCAAAGGGGGAGGCCTTTATCGGCCACGTATGACGCCTTACGGACTGGAACTGGTGCAGCTTGGTAGCAATGAGACGGTATGGGTGCTGGAGAGTGGTCAGAATGTGGAAAGTCTAGTACAACGACGGACACTGGAGGGAACAGTAACCGCAGTTAAGGTTTTGGGGACAGCAAAAAAGGCGAGAACGGAAATAGATACTAGCGGTATGACCCTAGAAGAGATAGGCCGATTGTACGGGAGTGAAGAGGATAGAGAAGATCTCCCGTCTCCAGTGCTGGCTATAGAGTACGGGGAAAATGATAAATACGGTACTCTGCAGAAGGTAATCCAGGACAGCAAAATAGAAACAGTAGCTCAAGCCATAGAAGCGGCCAGAAAAGCACTAACTGGTATGCAAGAAACGCTAACTGTTACTGCAATTGATATAAATACCATTCGAGCAGGGGATAAGGTAAGCTTAGATGGGTGGGAGTTATTAGTCACAAGCGTTAAACATGACTTGGGCTCTCCAGGGCACATGACTTTAGAACTTGCCAGCGAAGATTACGTTCGGAGGCGGTACTATTATGACTGACCCCTTTAAGCAACTGGCCTCCCTTATTGATATGCGCATATCTGAGCGTACAGCTAGGGTTATTTCCGGGCTACCCTGCGAACTCGGCACAATTACGGCTACCGGGTTGAAGCTGGATAATTTCAAGCATGAAATCCAGCATTATTACGTGGCAGATTGGTTGGTGCAGTTACATTTGCCAGCATTCTCGCTCATAGGAACAGCTACCAGCCCTGTCGACGAGCAGGGCAACCCATTAGCCGGGGCTTCTACGTCCCAGCTTACCAGGTACGACTTCCGGGCAGCTCAAATAAAGGATGTGCGGGTCAATCTTAAAGCCGGTCTTAAGCCTGGTGAGCGGGTATTAGTAGTCCCTATAAACAGGGGCCAAGAGGCAATAGTTATAGCGAGGGTGATGGCTGGTGCCTAATCTTTTCCCTACACAACAGTTAGAATCAACGCCAGATCCGCTTTTGAGCAGAGATAAAACTGCCGTGCGGTTTGGCCGCTCGTTTAAATTTGATTTCGAGGCTGGCGAATTTGTCCTTACTCCCAATGGTAAAGTGACAGAAACCCAGGATGTAGAGGCCTGGCTGGAGTGGTGCAGCAAGGCATTAAGGACGGCTCGTTATAAGTATTTAGTTTACAGCCGCAATTACGGTCAAGAATATGAGGAGCTTATAGGCAAGGGTCTAACACGGGCAGCGATTGAGAGCGAGATAAAAAGGATAACCGAGGAAACGCTCAAGGTAGACCCCAGAACAGCTGGGGTTAAAAATTTTACATTTACCTGGGACAATGGTGCAGTCTATTTTACCTGTGAAGTATCGAACGTGAGAGGAGAAATAGGACAGATTAGCGGAAGCGTGGTGATAGGCTGATGGCTACCTTGCCAGAGTACCTTACAGAGCAAACGGAGGAAAATATCCTCAAGCGGATGCTGGATAGTCTCCCGGCGGATCTGGACAAGGCAGAAGGATCTTACCTCTGGGATGCATTAGCTCCGGCTGCTATGGAGTTAGCTCAAGCAGCTATCTGGGCCCAGGAGGTTTTGCGGCGGGGTTTTGCTTCTACTACCTTCGGCCAGTACCTAGACTTGCGCTGTGAAGAACATGGGATTACACGGAAGCCAGCGGTAAAGGCCACCGGGCAAGTAAAGTTTACTGGCCTGGCGGGAACAGTGGTTCCGGCTGGAACTAGAGTAGCTACACCGGCAGATCCGACTACTGGAACTCCTTCGATAGAATTTGTCACCACGGCCTCAGTTACACTGGACAGTACTGGAACGGGATATGCGCCTATAGAGGCAGTAAAAGCTGGCGCTTCTGGCAACGTAGCAGCTGGCGCTATTAGCATTTTGGTCACACCAGTAAGCGGGGTTTCGGCAGTAACTAACCCTTCCGCTACCTCAGGAGGCTTAGACCAGGAGGATGATGCTTCACTCCTGGCTCGCTTTCTGCAGCGGGTGCGGTCTCCATCAGCTGGAGGAAATAAGGCCGATTACGTGAACTGGGCTATGGAGGTAACAGGAGTGGGAGGTGTTTCAGTAGTACCGGTACGGGACGGCCCTGGTACAGTGAGCATAGCGGTTATAAACACGAATAAAGAACCGGCCGACCAGGCCTTGGTGGACGCAGTCCAGAATTATATAGCCCCGCCCTGGGTGAACGAAATCGAAGCAGAAAACATGACCCTGGGCGGCTACGGTACCAGCATAGATACTACGCTGACCGACGACACCGGCGACAGCGTAAAAATGGTCTATGACGCTTCCGGGCCCGGGACTATTACGCACTCTAGTTTGCACACTCTCCTCCAACAGCCCGGCATCTGGCAGGCCCGGGTACGAATAAAGGTGGACAATAATGCTGGAACAGCGGATCTCCTTCAGGTGGGAATATGGAACGTCTCAGCAGCGGCCTGGGCGAAGACCAGACCAGGTGGAACAATAGACGCCGTGATAACTCTTAAGGCCAGTGACTTAGCTACTGCCTTCGATGACAAAATTGTAGAGTTCTACTGGAACGGCCAAGATCAATTAGAACTGCGAATAACCCGCCTTACCACGGATACCACGACAATAGTTTGGGTGGATCGAGCGGTTTACCGCAGTACTTTTTCTAAGGACACCGGCGAGGGTAAGGCTCCTATTGGGGCAAGAGTGACTGTAGAACCAGCCACGGCGGTACTGATAAACATTTCGGCTACGCTTACGATAGCTCCAGGCTATAATGCCGACAGCGTTAAGAGTGCAGTGGTGGAAAACCTGAAATCATATATCCGCAGTCTGGCTTTTGCAGATGATAACGACGTGCGCTATGCCAGGATAGGAACGGTAATCCTCGACACTCCTGGCGTATTAGACTACTCAAACTTACTCGTGAACGGCGGTACGTCCAACATAGCTATTGGCCCGCAGGAAGTGGCTGTTCTCGGAACTGTGACCCTGACGTAGGAGGATGATTAAATGGCAGATTATGAAATAACCAGCACGCGAGGCAAAGAAATGCTGACGTACCTTCCCCGATATTACGAAACAAGCCGAGTAATGAAAGCCATCCTACAGGCCCAGGGTAGTGAGTTCGACAAGTTAAGGCAGGCCTTAGACGAAGTTCTCAACCAGTTTTTCGTTAGCACTGCCACGTGGGGGCTAGAAAGGTGGGAAAAGGAGCTAGGCTTGCCTCCTGCGGAAGACCAACCTGAGTCCGAGCGGCGGGATAGAATTATCTCCAGGCTACGCGGGTACGGTACGGCTACTATTTACGTGGTCAAAAAAGTGGCAGAAAGCTATGACAAGGGAGCTGTTGATGTAATTGAAGACTTTGAGGGTTATACCGTAACGATTCGTTTCGTGGATACTACGGGAGTGCCGCCTAACCTGGAGGATTTGAAGGCAGCGGTACGGGCAGTGGTCCCGGCACACCTGGATTTGAAATACGAGTTCAACTACTTTATTTGGGACGAGTGGGATGCCAAGAACGAGACCTGGGACGCGTTCGATAGCCTTGCTCTCACTTGGGATCAATTGGAGGTGAGGTCGTAAATGCCTACTTATTCCCCAAGACTTAATATCCCCAAACCGCTGGGCAACGAAACGGTAAGCCGAGCGGCGTTTAACACCATCTACGACACCATCGACGCTAACGCTGCCACCCGCAAGGAGCCAGAGGTTCTAGCGCAGGATATTTTCGCCTCCGGCTTCGTTGTAAGCGGCATGGTGCCCTCCAAGAACGCCACCGTAGCAAACCAATTGGATGTGACCGCTGGGGCCTGCTACGTCCAGCAGCCTGATGGCGGCTTACGGCGCTTCACCCCGGCAGCGGCGAGCTTCACCACTTCTCTCGCCAGTACGACTTATTATCTTGACTTCCAGCCGGACGGTACCTATTCCTGGGGCACGGCTCACTCTACCCAAACGGGTTACCTACCCATTGCGGAGGTTACTACCGATTCGGCTGGCAATATTGCCACGGTGGCCGATAAAAGGCCCTTGGTGCCAGGAATAGGAAAAGTAAATGCGGATCTGCTCCGTGGCCGGAATCTGGTAGCGGAGCATGATGCGCATTTGGCCGAAAAAGCGTCATCTACGGTACTTGGGCACGTGAAGCAGGGTGATGGAGTAAATATAGATTCCAATGGTGTGTTGAGTGCGAATGTTCTTAGCGTAGCCGGTAAGACGGGTAACGTAGTCCTTACCAAAGCCGATGTTGGGCTGGATCAAGTTGATAATATGAGCGCAACTGCTATACGTACTGATACTACCAAGGAGCTAAGGGTGGAGGTAGTATCGGCTTACCCGACTGGTTACCAAGGGAGAATAATCTTCCATACTGGTGAGGGTAAGTTTAAAGGATACACAGGGAGTGGCTGGGTTTGACCTTTTAGGCGGGGCACAGATTAAATCTATACAACGAGTAAACGTTCAAATTACGTCGTCGGGAAGTTATACTGCATCCATTACTGCCGTCGATTTAGGAAAAACATTTTTAGTTATTCATCCATACCTTAAGGTGGCTTCGGAAGGATACTATGGCATAAGAGTATATTTAAGCAATTCAACTACTTTAGTATATGAAGGTTTCTCTTATCAATCAGCTTATGTATATATTCTAGAGTTCGCTAGCGGTATCAGTGTCCAAAGGGGTACTGGACAGATTCCGGCCGGTGCTACGTCTGCAAACATTGCGATAGCAGCTGTAGATCCTACTAAATCCTTCGTGACACTATCAGGTAAACTAGTTTATGCTGGCAGTTCTTATTATGGTTCACAATATATGGGTTACGCTTACCTTACTAGTAGCACAAACCTCCTCATTTCTAGAAGCGACTCAACTAATGCTTACGATTTTGCGTGGGAAGTAGTAACTCTTGTATAGGTAGACTTAAAGCGCAGCAAGGCCACCTCTACTAATAAGAGGATTGACAACCGCTGGAAGGGTAAAGTATAAATTTGCTAGAAGCCCTCAGGAGGTGGTCAAAGTGGAGCTCTTAGGCAAGCTCCTTATGAACCACCGCCGACCCGGCCGCGCTTAATAAATTGAGAGTACAGCGCCCCAAGAGCGTTGTGGTGCAAAGCGAAAAATGAGCCAACGGCGGTGCCAGACGGCCTATTTAGTGAGGGCCGAGCCTCACTTATGCATCTGGCTTAAACAGGGGTAAAGGGGCGATGGGGCTTGTGGCACCCCCACTCGGCAGAATTGCCACAGATACGGCGAGCAGCAACTGCTGCTCGTTATTGTTTATATTGCAGAATAACTAACGGGCTTCATTTGCCGCCGGTGAGCGGCTTTATTATTTTTGAAGGAGGAATGCCACATGTATAAAGACGTAACCCCCGACCGCTGGAGTCGAGTGAGCATCGAAGCCGTGAGCAAGGCGGGCTTAATGTCCGGCTACCCTGACGGCACTTTTCAACCAGAGAAGCCCCTCACCCGAGAGGAAATGGCTTCCATTCTTCATCGCTGGATGTTTCGCAATGGCCTTTTTGATGATATTCTTCCTGCCGTAATGCCTTCCATAGTAATGGTGCACACCGGAACCAACTTAGGCAGTGGGGCCTGTATCGCTAATGACCAAGAGGGAAGCTATATCATCACCAATAACCATGTAGTAGGACTGAATACCACGTTTACCCTTATGAAAGAAAATAGCGAGAACTTTCCTGGGGAGATAGTCGTCGCTGACCAGCATAATGATTTAGCCCTCATCAAAACTGCCAAAACCTTGCCTCCGCTGAAGCTGGCAGAACAAGACCCGGCCTTGGGTGAGCCTGTAGCTGTTATCGGTGCTCCTGCTGGCCTGATAGAGAGCGTAACCGTAGGGATAATAAGCAACCTAAGTCGCCAGGGAGGAAAGTGGCTGCAATTAGATGCCCCCATAAACCCCGGCAACAGTGGAGGCCCGGTGATAAACGAGCGTGGAGAAATAGTCGGCATTGCAGTAGCTAAAATCGTAGGAGAAGCTTTTGAGGGGCTGGGTTATGCCATCAAACTGCAAGTCGTAAAAGATTTCTTGGCACGTGTAGCAGATAAAATTCGATGA